ATGAAATTTGTTGAATATAAATGCCCTATGTGCCAAACTACGTCAGATAATATAAGAGATTATAGGACAGAATAGAAAAATATAAGGTTTTTATATAAATGAATGAGATTTATCTTGCACAAGCTGTATTTAGGCTTATAAATGAAAGAAGAGGATTGATTCGGGACACATTAGAATTTGATAATGTAAAAAATATGGAACATTACAAAGGTCTGATGGGAGAGTTAAGATCTTTAAATTATTTAGAAGAAGAAATAAAAAATCTTTTAGATAAAAAAGAACAAGAGGAAGAGTAATGGAAGCAACAGCTACTGAGTTAAACAAAACATATGTAGACCCAAGTGATAGGGTTTTAGACCCTACTTTAATAGAAAGCAGTTTGATAGAGAGAATGCCTCAACCAACAGGATGGAGGCTTTTGATATTACCATATAGAGGTAAAGGTAAAACAGAAGGTGGTATTTTATTACCAGATAAGATTGTAGAAGAGGGACAGGTTTCTACACAAGTTGGCTATGTGTTGAAAGCAGGATCTTTGGCATACAAAGACACAGATAAGTTTCCTACGGGCCCTTGGTGTGCAGAAAAGGATTGGGTAATGTTTGCCCGATATGCAGGATCTCGTTTTAAAATAGATGGCGGAGAAGTGCGAATCTTGAATGATGATGAGATTTTAGCAAAAATAATGGACCCTGAAGACGTTTTACATTATTAATGAGGTAATTATGAGTGGAAAAGAAGCACAAGCAGAGTTAGATTTGGACTTAGGAGAAGAAGAGGGTCCTGATGTTGAGGTTACGGTTGATAAACCAGTTGAAACAGCTGATGTAGAGGTTGATGCCAATGAAACTGAAGATGAATTTAAGAAAAGTGAGAACCAAACTCAAAAAAGGATTAACCGCCTTACGAAAAAAATGCGTGAGGCTGAAAAAAATGCTGATGAAGCGCTTCGGTTTGCAAAACAAAAAGAGCAAGAAAACCAACAGTTAACTCAAAAACTAAATCAAATGGACACCAGTTACGTTGACCAGTACTCTAGTCGCGTAGAATCAGACATGGCTCAAACAGAAGCAGCTCTTAGAAATGCTATGGAGATTGGTGATACAGAGGCAGCGGTAGCTGCTCAAAGAAAAATGACACAGTTAGCCGTAGAAGCCGATAGAGCATCACAGGCTAAGGCTGCTAACGAAAAAAGACAAAAGCAGGCTCCAGCACCGTCTATGGCCCAGCAAACAGCACCTCAAGCACCAGCAAGGCCTGATCCAAAGGCAGAAAGCTGGGCTCAACGGAATGACTGGTTTGGCGAAGATAGCGCTATGACCTATGCAGCTTTTGGTATTCATAAAGAACTTGTCGAACAAGAGGGGATTGACCCAAAGAGCGATGAGTACTATGATACTTTAGATAGACGAATGAAGGAAGAATTTCCTCACAAGTTTAAGGATGGATCTCAGAGTAAACGACCCGCTCAGACGGTTGCTTCTGTTAACAGATCCTCTGGTAACTCTGGGCGCAGTAGTGGGACTAAGGTTAGACTAACTCAAAGACAAGTAGCTATGGCGAAAAAACTGGGAGTAAGTCTAGAACAATACGCAAAATACGTTAAGGAGTAAAATTATGGAAAAGCAAGACGATATGTTTGAAGGTTCTATTAAGAGAACTCCTCGCGCAACACAGACAAGGGAGAAGGCGGCAGCGCGTAAGCCGTGGGCTCCACCATCCATGCTGGATGCACCACCCGCACCAGATGGTTTCAAACACAGATGGGTAAGAGCAGAAACTCGTGGCTTTAACGATACAAAGAATGTTTCCGCAAAGCTTAGAGAAGGTTGGGAACTCGTTAGAGCAGATGAATATCCAGATTTTGAAGCCCCAGTAGTAGATTCGGGTAAATATGAAGGTGTTTTCGGAGTAGGTGGGTTAGTTTTAGCTCGTATGCCTGTAGAAACTATAGCAGAAAGAACTGCATACTTTAATCAAAGGAAAGCAGATCAGATGCAAGCAGTGGATCAGGACATGATGAGAGAAAACGCACATTCAACCATGACGATCAATAGACCTGATCGTCAATCTCGTGTAACCTTTGGCGGTCCTAAAAAAGAATAGGATGGCCCCCATTATTGGAGTAAAATAAAATGGCAAATAATTTAACTGCTGGTTTTGGTCTTCGTCCGATAGGAAAGGTAGGTGGTAATCCATTTAATAATGCCACTACACAGTATGAGATTGCAAATGACTATACAACAGCCATATATAATGGCGGAATTGTTATTCCGTTAGCTGGTGGAACTATTGCTTGTACAGATCAAGCTGTATCTCCATTAGGCGTATTAGGTGGTGTAGAATTTGTAGACTCTACAACTGGAAAAACTACTTTTAAAAACTATTGGCCTGGATCAAACAACGTGAGTGTGGACACAAATTTTCCTGTGAAAGCATTCGTATTTGACGATCCTATGCAACTTTATGTTGTGGTAGCAGATGGCACTAACACAGATAGAGCAACAGCTCTTGCTGATACTTTCGCCAACTGTGACATGGCAAGTGTAAATAATGGTAGCACCATAACAGGTAAATCTAGTGACTTGTTAGACATTAGTACAGCTGCTACTACTAATACATTAGATGTGAGGATTGTTGGTCTTTACGAAGATGAAGCTAATGAAGACTATTCTGCATTAGGTCATCAGTATATCGTAAGATTAAATGGTCACTATAATCTTAACACAAGTGCGGCGGTTGGTACCTTCGCTACAACAGGCATATAGGAAGGGGTTAGAAAATGGCTATCTCAAGAGCACAATTAGCTAAAGAGCTAGAACCTGGACTTAACGCGCTGTTTGGTCTAGAGTACGATCGATATGAAAATGAGCACGCAGAAATATTTGATGAGGAATCATCAGATAGAGCGTTTGAAGAAGAAGTGATGTTAGCAGGCTTTTCAACTGCACCGTCTAAGTCAGAGGGTGGAACAATTAGCTTTGATGACGCACAAGAAACCTTCACTGCAAGATACACACATGAGACTATTGCATTAGCTTTTTCAATTACAGAAGAGGCTATTGAGGATAATCTTTATGACAGACTTGCAGGCCGTTACACAAAAGCGTTAGCAAGATCAATGGCACAGACAAAGCAAATTAAAGCTGCAGCTGTGTTAAACAACGCTTTTACTGCAGGAGCAACTGCAGGCGGTGACGGAGCTGCGTTGTTAAGTAGTTCGCATCCAACAATTAGCGGTAATCAAAGTAACATTTTGTCTACAGCGGCAGACTTAAACGAGACTTCGCTAGAGCAAGCTTTGATTGATATTGCAGGCTTTCAAGATGAAAGAGGCTTGAAAATTGCTGTTAGAGGCACAAAGTTGATAATTCCAAAAGAATTACAATTTATTGCTGAGAGAGTATTAAACAGTAATTTAAGAGTAGGAACTGCAGATAATGATGCAAATGCTATTAAGAACATGGGAATGATACCTGAAGGTGCCGTTGTTAACCATTTCTTAACAGATACAGATGCATTCTTTATCAAGACAGACGCTCCTAACGGTCTAAAATATTTTAACCGTGCAGCTATTAAAACAGCAATGGAAGGTGACTTTGACACTGGAAACATGCGTTTTAAAGCTAGAGAGAGATACAGCTTTGGTTTTTCAGACTGGAGATGTTTATTCGGAACACCTGGTGCAGCGTAGCCTCCAAGCAACTAATTGCATCAGTTTAAGGGCGGCACTTGCCGCCCTTCTTTTTTTGTGTATAATAAATTTAACCTTGACGAAGAATTAACTTCGACATTTGCCAAGACAAGGAGATTGATATGGCTAATACAACTTTTTCGGGTCCAATCCGATCAGAAGGTGGTTTTACAACTGTAAGTAAAAACGCCACAACTGGAGCATTCACAACACAATCAAGCATTGACTCAAGCGGTATAGCGTCTTTTGATGCAAACAAAATGCCTGTAGAAGCTGGCACTGGTATTACAGGCGGCACAGGAACTATTTATAGAAGCTCCGTTATGAGATCAGGTGGTATTATAACAACAAGAATATTAATAGATTTAACTGGTCTAAGATCAACTGCATCTGGTGATATAATTGGTGTGAACGGAACATCTAATGTTTGTCACATAGGACAGATCACAGCTGCTAGAAACGGCACAATCTTAACAGGTAGTATGGAATGTTTTGAAGCGCCTGCAGGTGGTGATCCAGACATTAATGTGCACTCTGCCACAGAGGGCACAGGTGTTGAAGATGGAGCAATTTCTAGTTTGACTGAGACATTGTTGGTTAACGCTGGTGATGCAACATTAGGTAGTAAAGTTTTCTTCACAGCCCTTCCAGCTGCTGATGAGTTCTTATACTTGACACTTGGTGACACGACAGATGCTGATTATACAGCAGGTAAATTGTTAATTGAATTAATGGGTTACGAAGCATAGTTAGGAGAGTAATATGTCGAGTATATCAGATGTACGAGCATTGACAATAAGCGATGAAAACGCTGCGAGTACGACAAGAATAGCAGCTGCCGCTAGACCAACTGCCGCTTTTACTTTAGCTAACACTACACATGCAAATGGTACGGCAAGAAATGTTACGGTAACAACAACTGGTACGGGAGATAATGAAAAAACTGTTACGGTTGTTGGAACAGATGTTTTTGGAAATTCTTTGACTGAAGTTATTACTTCAACGGGATCTGCAGAAACAGTAGCAGGTTCTAGCTTGTTCTTAACAATCACTTCGGCTACTTGCTCCGCACAATATGCTGCAAATGTATCTGTTGGTTCGGGTTCTATATGTGCTCAAGCCGTAGAAGGAACTAATCGAGTTAGGATTAAGGGTTTTGCAGTGGTGTCTGGTGGCACAGCAGGAGACGTAGAGTTTATAAACGGATCTCCAGAAAGTGGCACGACATTGTTTAAATCTAGAACAATAGGCACTGCAAACGACACTGTAGATAGAACAGTTCCATCTCAAGGTGTTTTGTTTGATAGTGGAGCTTCTATTAAGTACACAGTGGATGTCGCAGATAACATCACGGTGTTTTACGCATAGAGAGTTGAATGGCTAGGAAAAAAGACAAGCAGCCGCCTAAAACAAAAAAATATTTCCGCCCTACAAAAGCTGGGGCGGGAATGACTAAAGCAGGTGTTGCAAAATATAGAAGAGATAATCCTGGGAGTAAATTACAAACAGCTGTCACAGGTAAAGTAAAAAAAGGTAGCAAGGATGCAAAAAGAAGAAAGTCTTTTTGTGCTAGGTCTGCGGGACAAATGAAAAAGTTTCCAAAGGCCGCTAAAAATCCTAACAGTCGTTTGAGACAAGCTAGAAGAAGGTGGAAGTGCTAATGGCTACTAAAAGAGAAAAAGATTTTATGCATGAGTTAGATAAGAGAATGGCCATTCTTGAAGACACAATGGATCGTCTTGAGAGTAATCATCTAACGCATTTACAAAAACAAATAGATAAAATGGATGCCCGTATATGGGCTATTATTTTTGGAGCTGTTCTACAATTGATAGGCATTGTGTCTATTTTTATAGGGATGAGTAACTAATGGCACTTGGACTTAGAGCAAAAAGAAAAATAAAAACAGTTGCGGGCAAGTTAAAAAAAGCTTCAAAAGCACACGCAGGTCAATCTAAGATACTAACGGGGTTGTTAAAAAATGGTGGCAAGACTAGGAACAATAAAAAGAAAAATAAAAAATAAACAAAAACTAGGTTTTAGTGAGAGAGCAAGAGCTGTAAACAAAGGACTACTACCGAGCAGGGCAAAGAAAAATGGGAAGCAAAAAAGATCCTAAAGTTGGAACAGGAAAAAAACCAAAGGGTTCTGGTAGACGTTTGTATACTGATGAAAACCCTAAAGACACAGTTAGCATTAAATTTGCTACTCCAGCAGATGCTAAAGCGACAGTAGCAAAAGTTAAAAAAATTAATAAACCTTTTGCAAGAAAAATCCAGATCTTGACAGTAGGAGAGCAAAGAGCCAAAGTTATGGGTAAAACACAAGTGGCAAGCATATTTAAAAAAGGCAAAGAACAAATTAGGAAAGCGAGGCAAACATGACATCTGTAGTAAGAACAGGTCCTAAACCTTCTAAGTTAAATGTTACTTATTTTAAAAGGGGTGGAGCTGCGTCAAAAAAATCAAAAGGCAGTAAAATTTGTCCTGCAGGGAAAGCTTGGGCTAAAAGAACTTTTGATACATATCCAAGCGCATACGCAAACATGGCTGCTTCAAAGTATTGTAAAGATCCTAATTATGCAAAAGGCGCAAAAGGTAAAAAATAATGGGTGCACTGAAAGATTGGGTAAAACAAGACTGGGTTCGCATAGGAACTGATGGGAAAATCAAGGGAAAATGTGGGACTTCAAAAGATAAAAAAAATCCTGACAGGTGTTTGCCTAGATCAAAAGCTAACAGTTTAACTAAGTCACAACGAGCTGCGACAGCTCGTAAAAAGAAAAGAGAGGGCGCAAAAGGTAAAACTTTCGTTGCAAATACTAAACCTGCAAAGGTTAAAAAAATGGGATCAGGCGGAGCAGTAACGTCAACTAAAGCTAAAAGACCTTATAATGGTAAAACCGAAAAAGGCACTATTGTTGCGAGGGGTTGTGGTGTTGTTATGTCTGATAGACGTAAGAAAACAAAAGTAAGGACATGATATGGCAACATCTAATTCAACAAACTTTGAACCTGATGCCGCAGAATATGTAGAAGAAGCCTATGAAAGATGTGGTTTAGAAATAAGAACAGGTTATGATTTAACTACAGCTAGAAGATCTTTAAATTTAATGTTTGCAGAGTGGGCAAACAGGGGTCTAAATCAATGGACTATAACACAAAGAACGCAAGCTCTTACCTCTGGAACTAGAGAATATTCTTTAGCAACAGATGTAATAGACATATTAAATTTAGTTGTAAGACGTTCTGGAACAGATTTTTCTATGAATAGAGTAAGTAGATCAGATGATTTAGCTGTTCCTAACAAAAGCACCACGGGTAGACCTACACAATTTTTTTTAGATCGGCAGATAACGCCTAATTTAAAAATATGGCCTACTCCTGAGAACAGCACAGATGTTATACATTATGATGCTTTGACAAGAATAGAAGATGTAGATTCTCAAATCAATACTATGGACGTTCCTTTTAGATTTTATCCATGTTTAACAGCAGGTCTGGCATATTATCTTTCTTTAAAAAAAGCGCCACAAAGAACACAAATGTTAAAAGCTATTTATGAAGAAGAATTTGAAAGAGCTATGGGAGAGGACCGAGACAGGTCAAGTTTTACTGTAAGTCCGCAATATGCTTATTTGAGGTCTAATTGATGGCAAGATTTGCAACAGGTAAACATGCTTTTGGTATATCAGATAGATCAGGTATGAAATATAGATACCGTGATTTAAAAAAAGAATGGAACGGTTCTTTAGTGGGACCTGATGAATTTGAAGCCAAACATCCCCAATTAGGCCCGTTTAGAACCGTTTCAGATGCTGAGGCTTTACGAGATGCTAGACCTAGCAGAACAGAAAATGACGTGGAGGTTCTTTTAGTTTTAAATCCTTTTATATCTAGCTCTTCAGGATCAGGCGTAATAACCGTAAGAGAGTTTGGTCACGGTAGAACTACGGGTGATACTGTTAGATTTAGGACAGTTAATGGCTTTGATGGTTTTACAAAAGCTGTATTAGAGCAAGCTGTTGGCTATAGTATCACAGTTGCAACAACAGATACTTATACATTTACAGCTAATGGACAAACGGCTACAATAGGGGGTATTGTAGGGGGCGGTAGTCGAGCTACAGCTGGACCAATAACGGTGAGTGCATGATATGAGTTTTACGTTAGCAACATTAAAGACAGCAATACAGGATTACACAGATAATAGTGAAACCATTTTTGTTAATAATTTAAATAATTTTATAAAAGCTGCTGAAGAAAAAATATTTAAAAGTGTAGATTTAGACATTTTTAGAAAAAATGTAACAAGTGCATTGACTTCATCAGATCAGTTTTTAACGGTTCCTAGTGATTATCTTGCATCTTTTTCTTTACAGATAACTACGTCTGGTTCTGAAAGTTTTTTATTACAAAAAGATGTTAATTATTTAAGAGAGTATACCCCTGCTGCTAGCACTACAGGTTTACCAAAGTATTATGCAAGATTTGATGAAAATAATTTTATGTTAGCACCAACACCAGATAGTAACTACACCATAGAATTACATTATTATTATAGACCCACCAGCATAACAGCGGGGGCTGACAGCGGTACCACTTGGATTAGCACTAATGCTCCTTTTGCTTTATTGTACGGATCTTTGATTGAAGCCTATACTTTTATGAAGGGTGAGACAGATGTTATTCAAAATTATAATAATACATACTTGCAATACATGGAACGCTTAAAAGATCTAGGAGAAGCACGAGAGAATACAGACGCAAACAGAGTTGGTTTACCCGCCAGACCGAGAACATAGGAGTAGAAAATGGCAACATCAAATGCAGCAACCAATTATCTAGAGAGAAGACTATTACATTTTATTTTTAAAAATAACTCACTTAGTTTCTCATCTCCTGGTGATAGTATTTATGTTGGACTTGCAACAGCAGTGAGTGCAGCAGAAACTG